AGTGGGTGTCTGCCCAGTTACTTCCATACTTGTATTCGCTGTCAAGTCTACATCTGAATCCGAAGTGTTGTTCGACATCTCGCATTGCTCGTTGAATAAGTTCCCCTGTTGCATCTTCCTGTCCTTCCTTTACTAGTAGCTGTACTTCATCGTGGATGAACGCCACAATCTGTGCGTCCAAGTTTGAGTTCTTGATGGCACGATTAACAAAGACGTACCATGTCTTACAGATTATAGCACCAGCACTCTGTAACAAAGTGTTTAATGCAGCGTGACTGTGACGGATAGGAATGATACGTCCATCCAAACCCTTCAACCAGCCTCGTTCCTTTGCAGCATCGGAGACAGCATCCTTTAGATACTTCAGAGCCGGAAGCTTCTTCAAGAATTTGTTCTTGATCTTGCGTCCTTCTCCTGCTCCCTTGCCTATGATCTTACCTATCTTCTCTTCACCAGCACCATACAGAAATCCATAGATGAATGTCTTAGCGTTGTTACGAGTAGGTAGACCAGCAGCTTCTTGGTTTGTGGTATGGATGTCACCATTCAGTACCACGTCAGCGTAGCTTCCGTTGTCATATGCAGCCATGTAGTGAGCAAGACAACGTAGCTCAAGACCAGAAGCATCAGCACCAAGTAGACTGTACCCCTTAGGTGCGATGAATAGTGAACGACATTCCGTGCCATACTCAGCACCAACACTAGGTACTTGTGCCATGTTAGGCTTAGAGTGTGTACACCGTGAGGTTGCAGCACCCATGTGGTTTACCCTACCATGTAGTCGTCCGTTCTTCTCCATCTTCAGCCATGCCTGTTTACCTGTGGCTAACTGACCAATGCGTTTGTTGAGTAGCAAGTACTCACTCAGCATCTTAGCCTCTGGCATATCAATACCAGACAACACAGTCTCATCTACCTTTGGCTCACCATTGTCGGTGTATGCCTCAGGCTTCCAGCCCCTGCTGATTAGCCTCTCACCAATCTGCTTACGAGAAGCAGGATTGAATGGGATAGTCTTGGTCTTAGTCTTTAGTTCAATCACAGTAGGTTCAAAGGTACTCTGTAATTGTTCTTCTAGTTCAGCCTTCCTTGATGCTAGGTTAGTATAGAGTTTCTGTGCTGACTGTACGTCAAAGGGAAACCCTAGTCTCTCCTGCTCAAGAAGCATGGTGTGTATCTCTGTCTCCAGATCAAGCGCACCCTGACTAAACTTCTTCTCAACAATCTTTTTATACAGGCTCTCCGTAACCTTGGTGTCCTGTATGCAGTACTCATACATGTCGGTTGAGTACTCTGCAAAGCTCTCAGTACCACTATTGAAATCACCTTTTAATTCTCCTAGTCTTACGCCCCATGCCTTGAGACTGTGGCTACCAATCAGCTTCGCATCAATGCGTCCCTGCTTGTGTAGCTTGAAGTCAACCTCTTTAACATCAGGCCAGATTGTTCTAGCGTATACCAGAGTATCAATCAGTGTGGCATCTGTCTCAAAGTTATACAGCTTGTTTAGTACTCGTAGGTCATAGTCAATAATGTTATGCCCTATCAGTACATCAGCCTTACTAAGAAACTCTAAGCCCTCTTTGATATTGTCTGGGTCAAAGCCGTGAACTTCTCCAGTGTCTGCATCCCTTGCTATGATGCACCATACTCTAGTCACATCAGGTAGCAAGTTGTTAGCCTCTAAATCAAATATTAGTTTCATGCTCTGTCTCCGCAGTAGCTAGTTAAAATTCTATCTCGTCCTCATCAACCTCATCAAAGAAAGTTTCTGTCATGCGTCCAGTAGTTGTACCGTACACAAGCGAACAACATAGTCCTGTCTCACCAGACCAGCGATTCTTTAGTACCCTGACCTGACTAGTGTTTGGATTGTCTTCATCCTGCTGGTCTCTCTCCAGCCCTATCACGATGTCGGATAGCTGACCAATGGCAGCACTACCACGCAACTGTGCCATTGATGTCTGTGCGCCATCCTCATGTCCTCTGTCACCAGACGGACGCTTGAGATGGGACACAAGAATTAGACCACAGTCTAGTTCCTCAACCAAGGCACGAAGCTTAGTCATAGTATTGTCAATGATTCTACGCTCATCGCCACCCTCCATGCCTGATACGACAATGGAGATATGGTCAAGAATGATGTATCTACAATCGCATCCCCTAACGAGGTATCTAATCTTAGAGAGTAGGTTATCTGAGTCAGTGCTTCCCCAATGATCGTATAGGAATACTCTACCTGACCCCACAGTATTGTCAAAAGCTTTTCGTAACTCATCTTCTGGCACATCCTTCTGTGTTAGGTGTAGTAGCTGGTTCATCTCAATAGACATCAAGCCTAAACCAGTACGCTTTACGTTCTCTTCAAGGGCAATGTATCCAATGGTCTCTCCTGCCTTGACAATATTATGTGCCAACTCACGAGCAAACTGTGACTTACCAATACCACTACCAGCAGTAATCGTAACAATCTCACCACGTCTACATCCACCTGTCTTTTCTTGTAGTCCTGTGTATGGGTAGGGTATACTGAACTTGTCATCATCAGCTACAATCACATCCCATATATCAGTACCAGCAAGGATACCATCTGGACGGTACGTCTTAGCACCCCACATGGCATCAAGTAGTTCCCTTGTCTTACCCTCAACCAGCATGTCACTGGCATCCTTGAGAGGAAGCTTGGCAATCTTTACCTTGTTGGGTGGTAACACAGAGGCACAGTCAAGTGCCGCTTGTTGCCCCTTCTCATCGTTGTCAAACATTAGGATGACTGACTCAAACTTATCCAGCCATTCGATTGACCTACCAATAGCCTTCTTTGCAGAGGCTATACCAGATGGCAGGGATACTACAGGCCACTTGTTGTCTAGTACCTGTGACAGGGACATGGCATCAAGCTCACCCTCAGTGATAGTAACCATCTTACCACCGTCACGCCATAGGTGTTCACCATACAGCCCAACCTTCTTCATGTTACCAGTAGCTACGAAGTCCTTGTTAGCATAGCGTAGCTTCTGTCCTTGTAGTTTACCTGTTGCATCACGATAGTTAGCAACCTGTACTGTCTGTCCTCTGTACTCTGCTACACCGTAGCCCCAAAACTCACACGTCTTCTTGGTGAGCTTACGCTTCTTCAGTTCCCTGTACTCAACAGGGATGAGGGTTGTATCGTGAACCTCCATCTCTGTTGCTACTTGTTCCTGATCATCAGAAGCAGTGTAGGTTTCGCAAGAGAAGCAGTAGTGAGAGCCGTCACTGTATAGTGAGTTAGCATCACTACTGCCGCAATGAGAACAAGACGTGTGTCTTATGAACTCACTATTCTCTTCCATCAATACCTTCCTCTATAATGTCAGCCATCAGTCTGAGTTGATGAACAAAGTATATAAGAAACTGTTCATCATACTTGTCTGCATCATCAAGCATAAGATACGCCATCATATCATAGTGTACCTTCTGCTTGTACTCAACGTCATCAAGGTATACAGATACACTCAGTCCATTCTTAGTAAACTCAGCGTTCATGTCGATGTCGGTGACTAGTTCTTCTTTAACGTCAATGATACTCATTGGTATGCCTCTTTTCGTTCATCCATTTCAGCTTGAAATCCGTCAAGAATGTCGTAGTAAATACTATTTAATTGCTCATCATTAACTAATGATAATAATTCAAACACTACTGATTCTATATCCCACTGTTGAACCATAGTTGCTCTAACTATATCTTCCTTAAAAGAACGCTCTTCATCATCCATCTAACCACTCCTCTGGTATAGTTGTTTCAGCCCAGACAAACCCCTGAAGGTTAGCCCACTCAGCACAAGTCATCTTAGTCCCATCCTTACGTTTCTTTGCACCCTGTATGGTTGCGTTAGCGTTCTGAAACACGAAGCGAATATCCAAGTCTGGATACTGTGCCTTGATTGCTTTCATCTTACGCTGTGCATCCTGCCTGAAGTACCCCTTCAACTCTACATACATAGAGTTAACTTGGTTCTCAGTACCTATCTTTAGGTCAGGTACATAGTGACGCTCCACATAGTAGGCCAGTTTATCCGGCTCGTATATATGTGGAACGCCACGCTCGTTTAGGTCAGAGATGACTCGTTCCTCAAAAGTCCCCTTCGGCATCCGCATCTACCTGATTGTCATCAAACACATCTGCCGCATCATCCTTGGCTACAGCCTCTGCAACGAAGCCATCCTCCTCATCAAACATATTAGCATTGTTACCGTACTCAACAAGTTCCAGTACCTGTATGCCTACCAGTCGGAAGGATACACCAACCTGTTTGGTTGACTGCATCATGTATGGTACTAGTTCAACAGCCATCTTGACAACAGACCCATTACCAATCAGCACATCCTTGATAGGATTACGCTTGGCATCCATAACAACAGGCGGTGAACCTGTCCATGCTGTACCATCCTTACGAGTACCGCCAGCATTCTTCTTAGCCTTGAATACTAGGTTGCCAGTCTCGTCACCATTGTCGTCTAACTCAGGTGCGTATGGCTTGCGGATGGACAGGCTTGCCTTTAACTTAGGGTTTGCCTTGACGTGCTTGTTAAACTCTGCCTCGCAGATATTATCAAGCTGTTCACATACGCTTGCCGCTTCGTCCTCAGGGACAATTACATCAATAGAATATACACCAGCAGGATTGAACTTAGTGTCAGGTGTAAACACCTTTGCCCAGTTCGCAGACCCTTTGATGATAATCCGTTCTAACTTCTTTTCCATTCAATACTCCAATCGTTAGTTAGTATGGCTAGAGGGTAACTTTAGAAACTTATGCAAAGAAGTAAGGGGATTCCAATACCCTCTGCAAGTCTAGAGTTCCACTAGTAGGTGGATGTGGTAGGTCACTCGTACCTAACACGTTCATTGCATGAGTACGCAGTTCGTCTAAGACATCATGCTCCTCATACATCTTAACAAACTCCTCTCTCAGTATCTCAGACAGCAGTGGCATCATAGTAGTATGTGTTCCATAACTATCATGAACCATAGCATAGTCTTTAATACCATAGCCAGAAGCCTTGTTAATAGTCTTGGTCATGGCGGCAGCATCCAAACTGTGTATAAAGTTAGGGCTACTACCAAGTCCAGTTCTTCTCTTGTTTACACTATTCTCCTTGTCTTGTAAATAGACAAGTGTAAGTATCTCACCACTCAGGTGTGTCTTTATTCTTTTCTTCTGTGTCTGATTGTACTGTTGTAGTACCAGCCAGCCAGTAGGTGTTATCCATTCCATGTACTTGTTCTGCTCTGCGTATGCCTCGCCTATCTCTTTGACGTAGGCCATCACACTAGAGGCCGCCTGAATAACATCAGCGATAGCCTCCCACACAAACTTAGCAAGGTAGGAACTAGCCTCGAAGCAGTCATCACCAAAGATGTTCTCCTCACCAGCATGTATGCGTTCCTTAATAGCCTCCTGTATGTAGACACGACAGGCGTGACGTGTACCAGAGTAGGGTACAATCATGACAGGTCTCTTGGTTAGCTTACGATTGATGCCAAAGGCTAGACACTTCCGTGCTAGTTCAGTGTCATCCTGCTTGAGCTTTTCCACAGTCTCGTCAGCTACCTGTTGGTATATGTCCTGAGGACTGTCCGTTGGTACAAGGTTAGTGGCATACCCACCACGCTCATCCCTAAGGATGGCTGACAGGTGTTGTAGGCCGTTACAGCTACCATCTACAGCGACAGGTAGCGTGGACTCATAGCCCCAGCCCTGCTTGTTCAAGGCGGCAAACTCAAAACACCACGCAAGAAACTGGAAGGGCTTGTCTGCCTCAGTCCACAACGTGTAGTCGTATGGGTTGGCTACAATCCTGTTGACTTCATCAACAAAGTTCCATGCCCATGTCTCACGCTGGTCTAGTGTGACCTTGTCATTGCCGTACAGGTTAGCACCATGTATACACAACCACCTAGCATCATCCCAGTTCTTGATAGGCATACTGTAGGTGAAACGCATCAAGGACTTAGACCAGTCAGCCCCCTGTGGTGACAGGAAGGTACTACTTGCATACTTGCGTGAACGAAAGTCATTCTGCCACACATAGTAGAACTCCTCATACTGGTTGTACTCCTTGGCAACCTGTAGTGTACGCTCAACCTGTACACGCTTACTGACTGTCCTGTTGTTGGTTGAGTATATCTCATTACGTCTGCGTGACCAGACACGGAAGGCTTCCCTGTCCTCATCCGACAAGTCCTTAGGGTCTCTGTCAAATGGGTAGTCAGGTAGCGGTATGTCCTCTCTGGCTGGTAGTCCTGCCCATGACTGACCACCCTCCCACAGGTTAGTCATGACCTCAAGCAACTCCTGATTGATACTCCATGATGTACCCTGTAGTGTGTTAAGACAGGTGTACTCTTGTGATAAGTCTAGACTAGATAACCTTCTCAGGTGATACTTTAAACTCATGCTCTCCTCACTATCGGTAGTTCATCTATCAGTTTACCATAGTACCCACCACCTGTAACGTCTGTCCATTCCTTAGGCGTTATGATACATGGTGCATACATAGGCTTGGCTGACTCTGCTATCTCATTAAAAGCCTTGACCCATTCCTCTGTTCCCTTCGTTGCTTTGACGTGGTTGACTGTCTTTGTGGTTGATACTACTTCCTTCGTCAGCCCTATGATACCTGTTGTCCTAATTATGACATCAACCATCCTCAGTCCGACATGAATACGCTCTGTCTTCTGCCACTCAGTAGACTGGTATCCATCCTTGTTCATCTTGTGGGTTAGTCCAAACCGTCTGGCTGTCTGTCCCTTCTTCATAGCAACCTTGATGGTATTCTCTGCGACTGAACCCTCAGAGTTTATCCATCTGTCTAGTCTGTCCTGTATCTCTACGTTAGCACCAATGGTTCGGGCAACATGTAGCAGTACAGTCTTCTTAGACAGGCTGTCAACCAGTGACACACATGCTATGTAGGCTACCTGTGCCGCATCCATGTCCTTGATAAGTCCGTATGTGATGTCACGGTTAGACTTAGGGTTAGTCTGTATGTCCCTCACGCCCTCCGTGACAGCGTCTACGATCTGCGATAGTATAATCCTACCATGCTTTGTTTGTCCCTCCCTGTTGCTCTGTATAGCCGCATCTAGAGCCTTTCTAAATCGGTGGATACCACCAGTCATCATGTCTGCTTCTAGTTGTAGCTGATTTTCTAAAGTTACGCTCATAGAGAGACCCCCCTGTTACATATAATATACTACATGACCTACAACAGGCATAAGAACAAGCATAACAAAGCCTATCATCTGCAATCCTATGGTATCATCATAGTCTGTTAGGTTAGCTAGGATACCTACACATATAAGGTATACAATAGGTATATATAAGAACACATCCATCAGTCTTCTCCATAGGTAAATACTCGTTCTAGTTCTTCTCGTGTGTAGTAGGTGTGATAGTTCAGTGGTTCTTCTGACCACTGTATGTTACAGCCAGAGCAGTACCATTCTACCTTGTCATCTACTGCATACAATGCTTCTGCTTCTCCGTCATTACAGTGACGACAGACTGCTGTTGCCATGCTCATGACCTACCCCCCTCCCTCGCCTTCATTATCTTACCATCCATAAAGCCATGCTTGTACTTAACATGGTACTGTGGTTGCTTGTCCTTGTTATAATCATTGTTATAATCACCAGTGTGATACCCTGCATAGTAGCCTAGTACATAGGCATCATCATACTTATTTCTTTCTCTTTGCATTGGTCTTCTCCTCCTCTAGAATAAAGTCCATGTACCACATTGGTGAACCATCATCATCCTTCTGTGGAATTATACCAAACTCTTTCCTTAAAGTCCACAAACAATCATCAAGATTACGAATGTCTGATAGGTTAATATCATATGCTTCTGCTATGCTTGTTGACATTCTGTTAAGGTCATTGAATATCCTTAACATCTTTTCTCTGGTGTCACTCATAGTCCTAGTTCCTTCCTTCTAACTTCTGGGTTGTAAAACTCTCTGTATTCCATGCGTGGCATCTCTGCCCTGCCGCAAGGCTTGCCAAAGACTGCTTCGTATTCTTCTTCTAGCATCCTGTCGGATACTCTTACTGTGTGTCCGTTTGTTGCATCCCTCTGTTTAATATAGAGGTCACGCTTTGTCCACCATGTCTTAAACTCTACATCATTCCCATTCCAGTCATGATCCATGGCTATGCGTTCGCACATCTCAACACACTGTTCATATGAACGCTCATACTTGTTGCTTGGTTTCATTGTTTTTCCTGCTCCCTAACTTGTTCAATAAAATCTAGGGCTTGTTCAAGTTCTTCATTGTTACCGTTCAATGCTTCCTGAATAGCAAAACTAACCCAATCCATTATATCATACAAAGACATTTGTACTTTTACATAATCATCCGTCATCATCCATCCCCTTCTGCTTGTACCTGTGAAGCCTTAGCGTCAGCCATTCTATCACAGTCATTTCTCTTTCGTCAATAGTTAATTCATCTAGGATAGTCTGTAAGACCTTCTGATGTAGTAAGTCCACGCTACTTAGCATATCTTAACCCCTTCAAAAACCATTGCTTGCTAGTGTCCGTGTTCCAAAAGCCACCATCATTAAGGAAACATTCATAGACTATGCAAGCCTCGTGTCCCATGTCATCATCCCTCCAGATACACAAGTCAAACACTCGCTCACCTATGTGAACACCATACCAGTCATTATCTTCATCACGATTAAGCCTATCCTTTTTGATGTTAGGTTCAGTATGATAGAACCCAGTTAGAAATCCTTTTTCAAAGTCGGATAACATCAGTTTGTTTTCATTCTTCATTGTCCACCACCAGTTTGATTGCTGTATTGAAGTCTAGTTTTGTGTCTTCTTCTGGTTCAAAAACTATCTCTAGTTCCTCATCATCCTCAAAGAAGAAGGTTAGCGTCATGTCCATACCATCATCATTGTCTAGCTGATAATCCACTGGGCATATGTCTAGCCATTCCCAAAAGTCCATGCGTTTAGTCATTGTTATATTTCCCTTCTATAACTTGTAACAGCACCCTTCACTATTGTTGGATACTTTCCTAAGTAAGTCCCTGCTT